GAAGCTGGCGGTGATTATGTTATTTGTGATTTTGTGGCACCATTAGTTGAAATGAGAAACAACTTTAAAGCAGACTGGACAATTTGGATGGACACCATTGACCAAGGTCGTTTTGAAGATACAAATAAAGCTTTTATACCACCAGAAGTATATGACTTCCGTATCACAGAACAAAATGCAGAAAAATGGGCTGAGTTTATTGGCAACCATATTATTGAGAATCGTAGACGTCCGGTGTTTGACTGGAAAAAAGAAACAGTACAGATGTTAGGTCGTTGGCAACCGTGGCATGAAGGCCATCGAGCATTGTTTGACCGATCCATTGCCAAAACTGGTCAAGTAGTTATTCAGATTCGTGACTGCCAGGGGTGGCAAGGCTCTAATCCTTTTGCAATTGAACAAGTTAAATCATTTATCAAACGTGATTTAGACCCAATCTATCAAGGACAATATGAAATTCAAGTGGTACCAAACATTGTAAATATTACCTATGGTCGTGATGTGGGTTATAAAATTGAACAGGAAACCTTCGATAAATCAATCACGGATATTTCGGCTACCAAAATTCGTAAACAAATAGGTGTTTAACCTAATGTGGATGATATATAAATATAACATAAATCATTCATATTCTAGGATTCCATGGCAACAGTTACCAATCGAGATCAATTTACAGACTACTGCCTTAGAAAACTTGGCTTTCCAGTTATTGAAATTAACGTGGATCCAGACCAAGTTTCAGACCGAGTAGACGATGCACTTCAATTTTTTCAAGATTATCATTTTGATGGTCTACAAAAAACATATTATATTCACATTTTAACTCAACAAGATATTGATAATAGATACCTTGATTTGAGTAATGTGACTGATAATGCCAATGTTTCCACAGAAATTGTAGGTGTTACTCGTGTATTTCCACTTTCGGATTCTCAAGCCAGCATCAGTATGTTTGATTTGAGATATCAACTTCGTTTAAATGAACTTTACGATTTTACATCAGCATCATACATCAACTATACCATGACAATGCAGCATCTTCGGATGCTTGAACAACTATTTACTGGTGAAGTTCCAATTAGATACCAACGACACACGGAAAACTTGTTTATTGATTGGGGTTGGGGAAACCAAGAAGCTCCAGTTGGCCAACCTGTAATTATTGAATGTTACACAATCATTAATCCTACAGTATACAGTCGTGTTTGGAATGACCGTTGGTTAAAACGCTATGCAACAGCACTCATCAAACGTCAATGGGGTGAAAACCTTAAAAAATTTGGTAACATACAATTACCTGGTGGTGTAATTTTAAACGGTGACAAAATTTTTGAAGAAGCTATGCAAGAAATTAAAGACCTTGAAGAAGATATGGAAAATAATTACGGCGGCGTTTTAGAATTTATGATGAATTAATAAGTGAGTACCTAAAATCGCTACCTCTCAATATTTTAATAACTACAATTCTCGCTTTCAAGAACAAAGATTAGTCGAGGATTTAATTGTCGAATCCATAAAAATTATGGGATTTGATGGTTATTACTTGCCTAATGATAATGATGTGGCTCGTGATTTACTATTTGGTGAAGATCCAGTTAAAAAGTTTCAATCAGCATTTCCTGTTGAATTCTATCTATCTGAAGCACTTAATTATACAGGTGAAAGAGAATTCTTTTCTAAGTTTGGTCTTGAGATTAAAAATCACACCAAAGTTATTATTTCGAAAAGATCATTTGCTCAGCGTGTACCACAAAATACTTTTACACGGCCACGAGAAGGTGATTTGGTATATGTACCGTTTTTAAATGGTACAGGTGAATTATATGAAATAACTTTTACTGACCAAGATAAAGATTTTCATACATTAGGACGTGTAATACCTTATTTCTATGAATTACATTTAGAGAAGTTTAAGTTCTCTAGTGAATTGATTGCTACTGGTGTTCAAGAAATTGATGAATCAGCTTCACAAGCCACATATACTATTGAGCTTAATCTTGGTGCAGGAACAGGCAATTATCAATATGGTGAAATTGTATATCAGTCGGCCGCTAATACACAAGCTAATGCAACTGCTGTAGCCGTTGTACAATCATGGATACGAAGTGCCAATACTGCTACAGCCAATACACTACTAGTATCTAATATTGCTGGTGAATTTATTGAAAATAATATTAAATTAGTTGGTGCCACAAGTAACGCACAATACATATTGTCATCCTATGACCCACTTAAAGATTCTGTGCAAGATGATTCATATGACAATTACATTATTGAAAACTCTGCAAATTCGATTGTTAATTTTTCCGAAACAAATCCTTTTGGTAGTATCTAATGGCCAACATATTTTATAATCGTGCGCTTCGTAAATATGTAATAGGTTTTGGTAATCTATTTAACGAAATCACATTGGTTCGATATAATCCAGATTATTCAGAAGCACAACGAATGATTGTGCCAATTGTGTATGCACCAAAAGAAGATTATGTTAATCGTCTAGAAACAGATCCAGTTCTTGACAAAAAAACACAGATTACATTACCAAGAATGTCTTTTGAATTACTTGGTTTTAACTATGATGCCTCTCGTAAACAAAACACTAATGTCAAACAATTTGCACAAACAGCCACAGGATTAGTTTCACAATACAATCCAGTACCATATAATTTTGATTTCAATCTATATTTGTATGTAAGAAACATTGAAGATGGCACACAGGTTATTGAACATATTCTTTCATACTTCACACCAGACTATACAATGAAACTTAATATGATACCTGAGATGGGTATTATTAAAGAGATTCCAGTGATTCTTAATTCAACAGCACAAGACATTGACTATGAAGGTAATTTTGAGCGTGACACTCGTGTGATTATTTGGACACTTTCATTCACCGTCAAAGGTTATATTTTTGGTAAAATAAATGATTCTGGCACGGGATTAATTACTCACTCGATTACATCTATTTACAATCAAATTACAGAAGATGATGTGGTTCAATTCACAATGAACCTAAATTCAGGTATTGGTACATATCAAATTGGTGAAACGGTCTATCAAGGATTCTCTGCACCTCTGGCGATTGCATCAGGCAAAGTAGTTTCATTTAATAACAACTTATTACAATTAAAAAATATTAATGGAAACTTTGTTTCTAATTTACCAATACAATCTACAAGCGGTAGTGCCAATTATAAATTTACCTCTTTCAATCCTACACCAGATAAATGGGTACAAATAGATATAACACCAAACCCAGCAAATGCCAACGTGGCTTTTGCTAATACATGGACGGCAAATACGGTTATAACTGAATATCCTAATATATGAATGATTTGAATAAAACTTTGGCAGATGTGTTTGACATTGCACCTATACCAGAAGAAAAGAAAGAAAGACTTCCTGTGGTATCAGTCAAGTATAATGAACCTGATTTAAAACAGGACCTCACAGACGCCTATCAACAATCAAAAGAAAATCTACAAGGTATTATTGACCAAGGTCAAGAGGCCATGGAAGAAATACTAAACATCGCCAAAGCAGGCCAACACCCACGAGCATTTGAAGTCTATGGTACCCTACTCAAAAACATGGTAGATGCCAACAAAGAACTTCTGAATATACAGAAACAGATGCGTGATATGGATGAAGAAAAGAAAAAGAATGCTGGCACCAATATTGATAAGGCCATTTTTGTGGGTTCTACTGCTGAACTCAATAAACTTCTCAAAGGAAAAGAATGAAACTTTGGGTGAATGTTTGTTTTTATTATGTAGAAGAACGGTTAGAGCAGTTTAGAGAAGTAATAAAAACATTATCTGAAATACCAAACATCAAACTCATTATTAACAGCAATGTTAATTTTGATTCTAATTTGCCCATTCATGTGGCAGAACTAAATGACCCATATCATCATACATGGGAACACAAGAAGTATATGTCAGAATTCTTAGAATCTGATTATACACACTTTGCCTATCTTGAAGGTAATATTCGAATTGAAAAGAAAACATTTGATTATTGGGTAAGAACACGAGAACTCTTTCAACGCAATAATCTAAACTTTATACCTGCCACTCACCGTGTTCAAGTGAATGAAGGTCAAGTGTATTCTTTAGATTGCACACACTATCAACGGCATCGGCCAACAATTACAGTAGAGAATCAAAAGTTTATTTCTTTATCTGAACCATATCAAGGTATGTTTATTATGGATAAAGAATTGGTCAAAGAACATATTGAATCAGATTACTATCCGTTTGGCCAAAAAGGTTCATGGGGTATTCGTGAATCAGCCAATCTAGGTAATATGTTTGTCAATATACCGGTAGGTTTTGGACATAGATGTATGTTACCACTAAATAATTTCTCCGACACATGGGTTACACATTTTGGTACCGACTATCACGGTGACAAAAATTCACCTCACGCCAAAATAAAAATAGAAGATTTATTTCGATGAACCAAAAAGATTCCTATAGGGACAACCCCCTACTCAAAAAGGTAGGTGTTGACCATCAGTATACCAAAGAACAGATTGAAGAATATGTAAAGTGTTCTAAGGATCCTGTTTACTTCTGTAAAAACTACATTAAGATTGTAAACGTGGATGAAGGCCTTATTAATTTTGATATGTGGCCTTTTCAAGAAGAAATGTTAAATCTGTTTAAAGATAATCGTTTCGTCATCACCAAATGTCCCCGTCAGGTTGGTAAAACTACCACAACAGTTGGTTATCTTCTTTGGTCAACTATCTTTACCGA